ATACGCATTGTAGCACCCGCGATAGACCACACGGCTGGCAGCAGTGGATATATAATAGATATCACAATAATGCGTCGAGGAGGAACCCGAAACGGAACCCACCGGAATCACGTCCATATACTTGCCGTGTGCCACGGCGGTGATCCAGATACCGGAACTCACGGAACCCTTTACCAGGCGGGTACTGCCGTCGGGCATCCAGATACGCCACTTGCCGGCGTTACCCGTGTCATTGGGAAGGTCCACGCCGTCCATCATGTCATATTTATGACCGTAGATGTCCTCGTAGCCAAGGCAGCAGATGTTGTTCACCTGCGTCACCGTGGCGCCGCCGTAACTGTCCGAATCACGGTACCAGGCGTACTGGTGAACGGAATTTTCTATCAGGCTGTTCGTCACGTTAGGATTGATGGAACTGGCTTCCTCGTAGCCGATCGTGTCCGTCATACCGCGCCCCGCAGTGCCGCCCGTGGTGCGGTTGTTCGTATGAGAGCCCGCGCCGCACTGCTCCTGACTGTCACGGCGGCCGTACTTGGCATAGAACAGGTTCGCGATACGCGAGTGCATCAGCGCATCAATCTGCTGCATGCCTCTTTGGGCAGAGTAATAGTGGAAATCCGTCCAGCTCATGCTCGCCGTGGTACTGCCGCCGGTAATGCAGGCGCGCAGCTTCGTTCCTACTACCGAACTGCCCACAACCGCACAAAGGTGCTCGTCATTGGCAACCCAGTCGGGTTCCAGGTCCTCGATCTTGTCAGAGTTACTCAAGACCACCTTGTCGAACTCCGCCGTGTTCAGGATCGAGAAATGCAATGCCGTGGCACCCGCCGGGACTTCCGATATCAGGTACATCCCCGCCTCGAACTTGTTGCTAAGCGTGGGGACTACGATGGAGCTGATGACAGTGCCGGCATCGTCCGTGAAGATACTGCCCACCAAATTCGTGCCGGGAACACTCGGGAAACGAACCTTCTTGTAGCCGCTGACGCTTACCTTGCACGCCGAATACGTGCTGTCAGTGCTGTAGCTCTCTGACAACGTGGACTTGCCGCTCATGATCTTACGCCCGGAAAGATAGCCGCCGCTCGTGCCTTTGATTTCGTCAAGCGTGAGGACGGTTGCCTCCGGAACTTCAGGCATGTTGTCACTGCCGTTGCTGCTGTAGCAGGAGTAATGTTTTCCGTTCAGGTAGTCATTCACGCCTTTGCTCCAGAAGAAGGGCTCGTACATCATCCAGTCGCCCTCGCTACCGTCCAGTGCGGCGGCGGTGCCGTCGGCGTACTTGTTGCTGTCCGTATCATCCAACGGGTAGTAGGTCATCTCACCGTCAAGGTTGTTCACCGTGGTATCGACGTTCGCCATGTTCACGCTGCGCGTCGTGGGCTTCTTCGTTACTTTCGCCAGTACACGGTGGCGCTGCTTCAGGATGGCGGAGATATGGCCGCTCGCCACGTAGGAGTTGCCGTACTTGTAGCCGGTCCCGTTGTCGAGGTTGCTCACGTTTGCGTCATCCGATACGTCATCGTCGAACTCGATCATCGTGTATTCGGGCTGGCGGATGTTCAGCTCGGGGAAGTGGGCGGTATAGGCGGCGTAGGTGTCCTCGTCCAGATATTTGGTCAGTTTTACGGTACCCACCAACGCGCAAGTGTCCGTGGAATTGCCTTCGGCGTCCACGCCGCCCATGTTCACAAACCTGTTCAGCCATGTGCCGTCGTCCTCCCGGTCGATGCCCGTCACCCTTATACGGTCGATGTTGGCGCAGCGTGACAGCAGCGTCTCCCAGTTCAGGCCGGGGCAGGTGTCGAAGATGAGTGTACGCACGTTGCTCCAGGTCTCCAACGTTAGGTTGGCCGCGGTCAGCTTGGGCAGGTACTCCAGACGCAGGGTGGTAAGCGTACCGGGAAGGTAGGCTTTCGCCACGGGCGCACCCTTGGCAAAGGTCACGCTCTGCACCTTCGTACCTCTCGCGTCCAGTTCCTCCAGTTTCGTCTGCTCCGTCAGGTCAAGGGCGGTGCTCGTGCTGCCGCCGGTCTTCGCCTGCGCCTGGTTGCGCACGTTCAGCTTGCGGAGCTGCCGGCAGCTGCCTATCGACAGCCACCAGCCGGTGGAGCCGGTAGTAGCGGACTGCAGGTTCAGTTCGCGTAGCACGGTGCATTTGCCCAGGTCCAGGGCGTTCTTCAGGTGGTCGGCCGCACCGGTCATATCGAGTACCCTCATGCGGCTCGCGCCGTACACGCGCAGCGGGTCGTTCACCGTGTACGCCCCGGTGATGGAGAGCGTAGCGGTGTCGCCTTCGTCCACGATACCGGTACCCGCGATGTTCGGGCTGTTGTTCGTGCCGTAGCCGAAGGCGTAGGGCTCGGCGGCGGTCACCTTCAGGGTGTCCGCCGTATCATCGGAGGAGCGTGAGAGGTACAGGTCGATGTTGTCGCTCGTGAAGTTGCTCGTGCCGTACTTCGCGTCCAGCAGCGCGAAGCGGTTCTTGATGAAGTACTCCCGGTGCGAACGGTTGCTGCCCTGCAGGGCGTAGATGAACGGCCATACCTTGCCGTACATCTCCTGGACCGCCGGGGCGATGTATTTCAGGTAGCCGGATTTGTTGAAAGCGCGGTCCGACCAGTTGCCGCTCTGCTCGTCGTTCAGCATGGACAATACACGCTCGTTGGTCATCACCGCGCGGAAGCTGGCGGCGCAACGTTTCAGGTCATCCTGAAGGTTGGCGAGTACCAGGTTCCACAGCCACGAGTCGTGGCCCTCGAAGGCGTACTTCGACGCTTCCGCATCGTAGGTGTCGCGGTCGGTGGTGTACGTGTACACGAGGAAGCAGTCGTTGCGCTTGCCCAGCTGCGTGTCACCGTCGTAGTACGTGATGTACCATTTCTCACCGTCCCACGTGCGAAGCATCATGTTCTTCGCGCGCTGGTCAACGCTAAGGAAGTAGTCGGTGAAGAGGTAGTAGGTCAGAAGGTAGTCCTTGTCGAAATAGCTGTCTATCTCGTCCTTGAACTTCCCGCTCACGAAGGTGGAGAGGTCATTAGCGTTCGCGCCATCCGGAACGCACGCGCGTATCCAGCCGTAGAGCCGCTTGAGGGCTTCACGCTCGCCGGTGGCCAGGCCCGCCCACTGCACGTCGCCGTCGCTTTGCACCTTGCCGTCGGCATCCATGCCGTAGTTGACCTCCGCACCGCTGTCGAACTGCTCGGCCAGGTGCGTGTCGCTCGTCGTGGCGAAAAGGCATATAGGCGAGGTGTTGTTCAGCATCTCCAGAGTGAGGGGGATAGGGGCGGAGAAGCCCTCCACGCCCTCCATGCCGAACACAGCACCGCTCTTGCTCTTCTCGTTGTTGAAGTTGTACTGCCCGTAGTAGCTGTTCTCACCGTCGGCCGTCTCTGCGCAGAAGATGTCGATAGGCAGGCCGTCGATGGCACTGCGGATATTGATCCCTGCGAGGCTGTTACCGGCCTGCTCGTACTGGTACCGCTGCGGAGGGGTCAGAAGCCCCAGCTCCTTCATCACGTCGTTGAACAGCTTCGCACCGCCCGTGTTCAGCGACATGGACGAGTCGGAGTAGTCAGACTTGCAGCAGAACAGGTTCACCGGGACCGCCCCGGGGCGCATGGTGTACTTGTTCCCCGCGCTGACGTGCTGCCCGCTCATCGAAAGAAGCTCGCTGCCCTTGGCACAGTAGATGCGGATGTTCTTCGACGGGTATTTCGTCGAGCTCGTGCCTTGTATCCTAATGTAGCAGTTTGTGAGGATGAAGTCGTATTCCCTTCCGAGGGGCGAGTAGTAATAGATGTCGGCCAGGAAGTCGGTCTTCTTGTTGTTCTCGGCATAGACGTCATCCAGCTTGTTCTGACGCACGATGCGCAGCACGCCCTTCCCCCGCGCGAGCAGCTTGTCCAGGTCGACATCGCCCGTGTCCCCGAGGATGTCGTTCTCCTCGTACAGCGCCATCATCGTGTCCGTGCCGTCGGCATCCACCATCGCGTTCTCCAGCTCCTCGTCGTCGCTGAGGGCACGGCTGTAAATGCGGATGCTCTTCACCTCCACATCCGCCCCGGTGCTGTCGATGGTGATTGCCTGCGGGGTGTCCTGCTGGAAATTGAACGCGGTGTCGTAGAGGTCCGCTCCGGTGCGGTTGCCGTTGACGTAGAGCTGCATCAGACGGTTCTCCGCCGTCGTGCCTACCATCAGGGCGACCTTCATCTCCTCACCGTCGGCGTAGTTCGTGGCAAGTTTTACCTCGCGCGTCACCTGCTCGTCGTCCTCGTTGGTGTAGGTCACGGTCTGCCCCGTGCGGAAGCCCGCCTCCTGCGTGGTAATAAGCAGTCCCTTGCCATTGTCGATGCAGCTCACAACGGCGGCCGAGCGGTCGGTGACATTGCTTACCTTCATGGTGATCTCTATCGTCAGTCCGGTGGACTTCACGTCGGTGGCGAAGGGCTTGTACCCGATGGTGGCCTTCGCCCCGTTCACGAGCTTCAGCGCGTTTCCCGTCCAGCCGCTGCTGCTCCAGTCCACATTCTCGAACGTGGTCTTCACGCCGCCGGCTTCCCATACCGCCGGGTCGCTCTCCCCGTTGCTACGACCGGCAGCGTCCAGCTTGAACAACAGCCCGTAGCTTGCCTCGGCGATGTCCACGCCGCTTTCGGTAACGTCGATGTCCAGGGTGTAGGCGGTCGCGCCGAGCTTCAGCTGCAGGGTCTGCGTCCCCTTCTCGGTGAAGCGGTTGCCGTACGTCTGCACGCTTCTCGGCACGCTGACGCTGCGCGAGAGGCTGCCGTTACGCCAGATCTCCACCGTGGCCGGGACGGTGGCAGGGTCATAGGCCACAAAGCTGAAGGAGCACTGCTCGTACTGTCCCACTTCCAGGGTCGGGACGGTGTGGCCGGTTCCGGTGAGGATGCGCCCGTCGGCGTGGGTGATCTTCGTGCCGATGAACGGCGCGCTGCTGCCCATTTTAAGGATATCCATGTACACGCTCTCGCTTTTCAGCGTCAGCCCGTCGGTTTCCATCTCGGCGACCATCTGCACGGTATGGCGGCCGACCGACAGTCCGGACATGCCCAGGCTGAACGTGCCGTTGGTGGTGCCGCTGCGCGTCACGGAGTGCGCCTCCTTTTGCGCCCCGTCCACGTAGAGGGTGACGGTCTTGGTGCCGGTACCGGTCACGGCGTAGGGGATGGTGGCGGTGTCATCAGCGCCAAGGCCGCCCTGCGCGAGGCCGTTTGCTATGTTGTAGGAACTTGACAGACTCAGGGTGACGCTCTTCACGCTGACGTAGGCCTGCTTCTTCTGCGTCTTCCCGGTGGACGGGTCGGTGGCGGTGGCCACGACGTAGATGTCGCTCGTGCCCAGGAGCAGGTACTTGGTCAGGTCGAGGGTGTACGTGCCCTTGCTGACCTCCTGTACCGTCTCGCTGTAGGTGGTGGTGGCGCCGCGCTTGACGGTGATCTGCACCGTGGCCTTCTGCCCGGTGCTCTCCCCCTTCTCGTCGCCGGCGGTGTACTGGTGGTCGTAGCTCCACGTGAGTTTCACGCTCCCGCCCTCCTTGACGGTCGCGTTGTCCACCGATGCGCCCAGGACGATCCGTGTGGTGGAGGTGTCACCGCCACCGCTTCCGCTGCCTGCCGGAAGATCCACGGCCACCACCTCCGCGCCGCTCTTGTTGGTCAGCGTCAGACGCACGGTGCTCTCGTCATCGCTCAGCTCGGCGTCCGCGCCGAAGATGGTGCCCGCCTCCAGTTCGGACAGTTTCGCCGCCACCGCCGCGTTCTGCACGGGGTTGGTGCTGTCCGCGTTCAGGCTCTCGTCCACCTCCACCTTCTCGATGGTCAGGCTCACGTTGCCCTCCGCGTCGGGATTCTGTTTTTCACCGTTCACCGTCAGGCTCTTCACCGTGCCCGCACCGCCGAAGTCCTCCCACGCGCCCGTGCTCTCCCACGCCGCCAGGCTCGTGCCGGTGAACTGCTTCGTCTCCCACCTCCCCTGCGATACCTCGTAGGTGATGCAGCGGCCCTTGTAGCGGTATTTCTCGTCCACCGCCACGATGGCCGTCGCCAGGGTATAGTAGCCGCTTTGCAGCGGGACCTCCTCCGTCACGTTGTACGTGTTGCCACCGCTGCCCGTGCCACCGGGAATGGCGACGGAGGCGATTTTCTCTCCGGTCTTCCCCAGAAGGGTGAGTTCCACCGTGTCGTTCTCCTCGTCCGGAACGGCCGTCATGCCGCCCACCAGGCTGCCTTCCACCGCACCGGCGGCGTCCTCCGCCTTTGTGGCGGCTTCATTGGCAGCAGCGGCAGCGGCCTGTGCCACGCCGGCCTTCTCGTTCGCCGTGGCCGCGGCACTGCCAGCGGTACTGGCGGCTTCCGCGGCATTGGTGGCCGCATTGTTCGCCTTCGTGGCGGCGGCGTTGGCTGTGGCCGCCGCGTCCGTGGCCGGTTTGCCCAGCAGGGTAAGCGGGGCGCTCACCAGCTCGGTACCACGCAATGCCGGGAGGCTCTTGATGTTGTCCAGCGAGGTGACCTCGGTCAGCTCGTTCACGCCCTGGCTCTCCGCCTTGATCGCGTTCAGGATGTCGTTCTTAAGTTCCGTTTTCTCCGATTCTGTCAGTGCCATAATCTATTCCTCCTTCTTTTATTGTTGTCAGTCATTGTAATAATGGTATGAAAGCGCGCTGAAGCCAAGGATGCACCAGCCGCACTTGTTCAGGCTGTTAATGATGGCGGGCTCCTCCCAATCCTTGCCCGTGTAGAGCAGGAGGAAGCGGTTCACGGAGGTGACGTACAGCCAGTTCCTCTCCGGGTTCTCCGGGGCGGAAGAAAGCTCTCCCTTCCACGTGATGCGGAGATCATCGGAAGCGCCGCCGTAAACGGGGAACTCCACCCACGCGCCGTACCAGTAAAGGTAGTTGCGGTTCCTTTCCGTGTCGTAGTAAAGCCATCCGCTCGAGGGGGAAGCGGGGGGACCGGCCGACGCCCCCCGCCACGAAATCAGGTCCGCGAGGATTCTCCCGTTCAGCTCGGGGGTACCGACCAGTTCGATGATCCCGCTGATCCAGTCGATCTTGTAGGGGTCGGAATAGGAAAGCAGCGAATCACTGCTGAGGTTCACGTTGGAACCGCGGAGCAGCGTGCCGTCGTCCACACGGACGGAGCTGTAGCGGATAGAGCCCACCGTACGCGTATAGGGAGGGTGGCAGCCGTTGTAAAGGGTCACACGCGAGCCGATATAATGCACGTCGTTCGGAAGGATGATGTCCGCACCGTTCGACGAACCGGCCATGTCCACCTTCAGGCTCAGCTCGCGGCCGATCAGGTAGCCGGACTCGCCGCGGCCCGAGCAGGAGGTCAGGACGGCGTCGCTCGACTCCACAAGGTGGAAGTTCGTGCGGATATGCCCGGAGAACGTGCCCGCGTTCGCCTCGATACTTCCGTCCTCCAGGACCTTGAAGTTCTCGTTGGCAGTCACAAGCCCCTCCAGGGTGATCTGGTCGGCACCGAGACGGATATGGGACACCAGGCCGTTGAAGTCATCCTCCGTGATGAAGGCGGAGATGTCCGCACGCTTGACGATATTCCCGTCTTCGGCGACTGACGAGGCGAACAGCCCGGCGAAGCTCGTTATCTTCACATAATCCGCCAGCGCGTCCCCGACGAGGTCACCCACGGAATCCAGCGCGCCGGAAAGGTCCGTGGTGGTGACCAGGCCCGCCTTGTTCTTCAGCGAGCCGTCATCGTTGAAGCGCTCCGAGATCAGACGGTTGTACTTGGCGGTGGTGATGATCTGGGAGCTCTCCAGCACGTTGCCGTCCTTGTCGAAGTTCTCCGCCGCTATGCGCACCAGCTTGTCACTCTGCTCAAGCAGCGTCCGGTAGCGGTGCGCGAGGCTCTCCACCTTGTCAGTGGACAGCACGAGCATATACAGATAGATGTCACCGGTAAAGCTCAATTTGAAATCACCGGTACCGTTCCAAAGTCCGCTACAGGTGTACTGCACGTAACCATCAGTTGCAGACAGTTCCTCCTCCACCTCCAGGCTGTTGAAGTTCGCGAAACCCGTCTTGTCAACGTCCACGAACTGGACTCTCAGAGTCCCTTTGGTTGCGCAGCGGTAGAAGAAGGAAAGGTACACCGGCACGGCCTCCTTCTCCCCGTCACCGTTCACAGGCATAGAAGGCACGCTTTTCAGGTTCGCGCGTTTCTGGAGGATGTACTTGTTCCGGATACGTACCACCGTCCGCCCGTCATCCACCGTCACGCTCGCCCCGTCGCCCTTCCTGGTCAGCACGTTGTTGTTCGCCCAGATCCATCGGTTCCCGGCAAGGAAGAACACCGTCTCGTTCTCCGTGTTCCATTTCTCCAGCCCGTCATCGAAGGCGGGGTTGTTCAGGTAGCCCTTCTCCGTGGCGAAGTCGCTGCGAAGGGCGGTCACCGCGCTGGTAATGCGCCCCTCCACGATCTCGAACTTGGTCTTGATGTCCTCGCCCGTCACCAGAAGGAAAGTCCCGCGCAGGTAGGCGTTGTCGCTGTAAAGGCCGTTGCCGTGCGGCTGGTTGTCCGCCGGGAACCAGTCATCGCTGATGCCGTCCAGGTTGCCCAGGCGCGCACGCAGGCAGCCGGCGAAGTTCTTGGCTTTCACACCGTCCATCACGTCCACGCGCGGCTGACCGTCCTCGGTGGCGGAGATCAGGATCAGGTTCTGCCGCAGCGGGTTCTCCGTGTTGCCCATCAGCACGCACTCGTCGCCCGCCTCCGGAAGGGAGGCGCCGAACTCCCCTTCAGGCACGAGGATGGAGTCACCCTCCACGCCGGCCACCTCCACCCAGTACCCTTTCAGGTTACCGCCGGTGAACGTGGCGCAACGCATCAGGTCATGGGCCTGGAAACTGTTGTCCTGCTCGAAAGTGATCTTCCAATAACCGTCCTCCAGTACGGCGGTCTTTATCTTCCCGTTGGCGGCACTGACGCACAGCATTCCGCCCACGCTGCGCACCTTCTCGATAAGCAGCTCCAGCACCACCATGACCTGCCGCACCGTCAGCTTATCGATGGTAAGATGGGACAAAGCGTCCTCCATCCAGAGCCGCCACCCCTCACCGAAAAGACCGTCCACGAACCTGGGGCTGCGGAGCAAAGTCTTCACGACGAGCGTCAGCAGCTCGGCGTTACCCTTGTCATCGATGCCGGCGTTCTCTTCCAACCCGATACCGATGCCTTCCTCGAAGGTGATTTTCTTCTTCGCGCGGTCGGCCCTCTTCTTGCTGATGAACTCGGCCTGGCTTCTCCTGGCCGAGAAAAGGTTGTTGTCGGTAGGCAGCGTGTTATCCCAGCTCCGGATAATGTCCGGAAGGTTCGAGCCGGACACGGCGGTCTTCGTATAGCTGCGCACTTCGTCGATGCTGTTCGTAAGGCTTTCCATCACGCCCGTGGAAAGCGCGTCGCCGATCTCAAGGTCCACCTGCGAAGGAAGCGCCACCTTACGCGTGATTTTAGTGATACGGCTGCTGCGGAAACCCGTTTCAGGAAAATACTCCTCACTTTCCAGCCGCACGCGGCGCCCCGGGTAAAGGTCTATCCCACCTCGCTCGACATACACGTGGTCCGTGGGGCCCTTGTACACGGAGACGTCGATGGCGTTCTCCGCGTTGTACGCGTTGACGGCCGTCAGGTATTCCTCCTCGGCAAGCGCGTAGTACTCGTCGGGCATGCGGATGTTCCAGAGGATATATTTGTCGCCGGCTTTCGGTATGAGGTTCCCGCCGGGAAGCTGCATGTCATCGTCATACGGCCAGATGGTGATGATCTCGAACTCCCGGGTGTCGCTGTCGTAATTCACCTCGAAATAGTAGGTGCCGTCCTCCTCCTCGCCAAGGCCGGCCAGTTCGCCCCCTTCCTGGAAAGACACGCGTTTCACCTTGCCGCCAAGCTCGTAGTCGTTGGGGTCGAAACCCAGCGTGTCATCCCGGAAATAGTATATCGTGAAGGCGTTCCCGTCCTCGTCCGTCACCTGCCCGCTGCGCACCGAGGTCACCGTACCGATGCGCCGGGGGTAGATACCCGCGAAGGCGTCCTTCTCGTAGTGGTGGTGGATGCCGTACTTCTCCACATCCACGTCCACGTATTTCGCGCCGCCGGGAAGCTGCAGCCGGCTGTGCCCGTATTTATCCGGGTCGATATTACGGGAACTGCCGATCGGGAACAGGCGGGTGTAGAACTTCGCGCCGTCGGCCTTGTCGCGGGAGAGTTCCGTCAGCCCTTTCCCGTAGGCCAGGGTAACCTCCTCACCGTGTTCGCAGCGGCAGAGGTTCACCGTCTGGCCCTCCACCCACCACTCGGCGCCCGGCACCTTGCCGGCAAGCTCCTTCAGCGCGTCGGGGCAGTACTTCCCCTCGTAGTCGATCACCACGTTCTCCGTGCCGTCCACGCGGCCCACCTTCCAGTCGGTCACGCCGCCCATGCCGTCATTGATCGACTTCACGATCAGCGCCACGTGCTCACGTGGCGGGGCCGTCAGCGTGAACACCGGCTCCGGGTCGCCGTCCACCACGTTCAGGACCAGGAACCTCTTCATCAGGCTCTCGATACCGTAGAACTTCACGTCGTACTTCCACTCCTGCGTGCTGCGCTCCTCCGGAAGATACCGTTCCTGGAGCCAGTAGCGCTCGCCGCAGAAATCCACGTAGTCGTTCACTTCCAGTGCCACATATTCGTACAGGGTGAAGGAGAGCGTCAGCACGTTGTCCGACTGGATCGCCTTCACCTGCGTCGAGCTGTCGTCCGGGGAAAGGACCGCCCTCATCTGCCTGTTGCTGTCATATACCGTTAAAAGCATCTTTGAACGTCGTTTGAATGGGGTTAAATGACCGGTTCGGGTTCACGGAACTTCACCTTGAAGCGGCCCGCCTGCACACCCTCCGTCCAGAGGTAGGTCAGCGGCGTGAAGCCGGAACATTCCAGGTAGTGTACGCGCAGCGTCAGGTCCAGCTGCGGGAAGTGCAGCGAGAGCCAACCCCTGTCGCCCGTTTTCAGGAAGGAGATGAAGGACATGTATCTCTTCAGCCATTCCCCTTTGGTCGGGGCATACAGCGCGAAGGTCAGCGTAATGTCACGTGCCTCGTTGGCCACAGTCAGCTGGTCGGAATATTTCTCCCCGTTCTCCTCGCGTATGTCCACGGCCGTGTGCGCTTTCGTCCTGCTCGCGGCAAGGATGGCCTTCAGGTTGTCACGCCCCCCGCGTTTCTCCTCCGTCAGGAATACGCCGTATTCCGTCCAAACATCGGTGCCGTTCACAAGGAACAGCCCGCCCATGATCGTTTCCATGCTCATGATGATTTCATTCTTAGTCCGTCACGTATGATCCGTTTGATATCTTCCTTTATCTCGCCGAGGAAACCCGCGCTTTTACCGGTGTTCTCCGCGATCTTCGCCAGGTGCCCCTCGGCGCTGGCCATGCGGCCCGCCACGTCCTCGGTCTTCTCGTCGATGCTCACCCAGTGGTTCAGACCCGAGGTGAACATCCCCTCCAGCTTCGTGCCCTGGTCCTGCGACATGGCCGAGAAGCTCCCGGACTTGCCGCTCTGCGTCGTGGACCCGCTGTCCTCCGTGATACCGGCCGCGTCGAACAGGGCGTCCTTCTCCGCCTGCGCCGCGCTGAAGATGTCCTGGTATTTCCGGCGCAGCTCGTCGGCCTCCCTTTCCGAGAGGATGCCGTCGCTCATGAACTCCGCGAAGACCTCCTGCCACTTCTTCAGCTCGTCCGAATAGGTACCGTCAACGACGGACTTCAGGATGGCGTTCTCCAGGAACTCGTCAACGCTCGCGATCACGTCCTCCGAACCCGTCTCGAAGTCCTTCAGCAGCTCCTTCATGCCGCTCTTGATGCTATCGAACGACGTGTCCGTGATCGCCTCCTGCCACTGCTGCTGGAGTTCCAGCAGCGTGTTCGCGTCGGAAACGTACTCGTCCAGCCACTCCGACTGGTCGTACTTCCCGCTGTGTATCTTCTCCCAGATGTCCGGAAGCTCCTGCAGTTTGGCAAGGTCCTCCGGGGACAGGCGCCAGAGGTCGGAGGCGGAACGGAGCGTCTTCCCCACATAGGCGGAGGCACGCTGCCAGTCGTTCCACCCGAAGGCGTCATTGATGTAATAGTTGTTCGAGTGGTGCGAGCTGTGGTACCCCATCTTCGCCTCCAGCATCTGGCGGTCGTTCTCGATCTTCTCCCGCTGCTTCTCGTACGCGCTCCGGTAGTACTCCGTGGACTGCGCACCGCCCGAGTTCTCCATCTCGTCCGTCAGCTTCTCGATGGCCGTGGTCAGGTACTTGTTCGATTCCGTCAGACGGTCCACCAGCGCGTTCACCTCCCTGGCGTTGCCGTGCGAGGAGAACAGCCCGAAGGTCACCGTGTCCAGGATGTCCCGGACCCCGTAGAACAAAGAGCCGCCGATCTGCGTGAAGAGCTCCCCGGAAAGGATGTTCTCCAGGATGCCGCTGACCGCGCCCAGCACCGAGTCGAGGATGCCGCTCACCAGCGTGCCGATGCCTTCCTTCAGCACGTCGAGGATGGAGAGCACCGCCGCGATAATCTGCCCGATGATGCCGCCGCTACTGAACGTTTCGGCAAGGGTGCTGCCCACGCTGCCCATCACGCCGCCCATGTTCTTCGTCGCATCGCCCAGTTTGCCCAGCCCCTGGGCCACGCCGGCAAGGGAGCCGGATTTCAGGCCCTGGAGACCTTCGGCAAGGCCGGTAAGGGATGCGACGGCGTTCGTGCTGGACGTGCGCAGGTCCTGTGCCGCCTTGTCGTTCGCCTCTGTAAGGGTGACCACGCTCGCCGAGGCGGCGTCGAAAGCCTCCCGGGTGGTGGCGACCACTTCCTCCGCCTCCTTTACGGCGGCGGGGGCACCGCTTTCCGTGGCTTTCTTCAGCTTGTCCTGGGCGGCGGTCAGGGCGTCGGCGGCGGCCTTCTCCCTCTCCTTGGCCTCCGTCAGCTCACGCAGCGTCGTCTGGTAGGCGGCAAGGTCACGGGAGACATCCCTGAACATGTTCCGGTTAATGCCGCCCGCGCTCCTCTCCTCCAGCTTCGCGATCAGCTCGCTGATCACCTGCTTGTCCTCGGCGCTCGCGTCCCGGTACTCGTCGGAGGCGGCATATTTCCTCAACTTTTCCAGCGTGGGACGCAGCTGCTCCTCAAGCAGCCCGCCGAAATTTCCGAAAAGCCCGTCCCAGTCGATATCCGCCTTCAGGCTCGCAATCTCGGCGGCGGCCGTCTCTTCCTTCTGCTGGCGGCCGAGACGTAATACTTCGCCATAGTTGCCCGCCTCCTGCGCCTTGCGGATTTTCTCCGCGTATTCCTGGGCAATGGCCAGCTTCTTCTGCTGATAGGTCCCGTACTCCTTCAGGTAGTCGAGCATCGACTGGCGGGCGGCATCGTTCTCTTCTTTGGCCAGGTCCGCGAACCCCTTGTCACGGCCTGCGGCGGCATTCGTATAGAGCGAGGAGATCTCCTTCAATACCGTGGAGGGAATATCGTAGTATTTCTCCTGAAGGCGGTGGAGCAGGTCGCCGTCACTGCCGTCCAGGGAGGCGTCCACCTTGATGACAAGCCCCTTGCTGTCAGCCGACAGGATATCGTCCGCACCGGAAAGGACGGTGTCGATGTATTCCTCAAGCTCGCCGGGGGAGAGCACCGTACCATCGGGAAGGATGGGGGTGACAAGGATCTCGTGCCTATCACCGGCAGAGTCCTCGATCCCGAACTGGCTGCTGTACACGGTGGCGATGCCATCGCCGGCATCCTCCCAGCCCTTTCGCACCAGTTCTGCCGCATCGACAAGCGGACGGGCAAGCACGTCCACGTTCCCATCGCCGAAAAGCTTGAACATCCTCTCACCGATACCGTCAACATCGTGGAGCTTCAGGAGCTCGCGTTCCTTTTGCTTGACAGTGTTAATCTCCCGGTCATAGTCCAGTTCCAGCTGACGCCGCCGTTTCTCGCCGGTCTCCTTCAGAAGGTCCAGCTCCGCCCGGCGGTTTTCAAGACGGAGCTGGCGGAGCTTCTCGGCACGCTGCTGCGCGCTCTGAAGTTCTTTCTTCTCCTCCTTGCTGTGGTCCTCCGGCTTCGCGTGGTCACCCAGGTCGAACTCCTTGCCGATACTCAGATACTCCTCCTGCAGCTTCCGGGCCTCGGCCAGATAGTCGTCGCGGACTTTCTCGGCCTCACGCACGGCCTTTTCCTTCGCCTCCTTGTTGTATTCCGATATCAGGGCCTGCGCGTCCACCTGCCCGTGCGACTCGCTCTGGGCCATGTAAAGCCCCATGCGCGCGAACCAGCCCATAGAGCCGTCCACGTCTTCCGGCCGGCTGGCCTTGATCTCGTTCACCTTCTCGTCCGCCTCGGTGGCCTTGTTCACCAGGCTCTGCACCTTGGCCTGGAGAAAAAGCATCTGGATGTACTTCTCACCTTTCTGCTGGAGGATGTCATACCACTGGGCGATCGTGTCGTAATAACCGAAACTCTCGCCGTACTTGCGGTTCAGTTCCTCCACCTTGGCCTTTTCCTCGTCCTTCGTGCCTGTGAACTCCTTCAGGCTCGCCAGCGTGCTCTCGATCTCGAAACGGGTCTTGATCATCTGTGCACGGCCGTCGGACTCGATTTTTACCATTTCACGGGCTTTCTCCGCCGCTTTCGCCTGCGCGTCCGAGTATCTGTCCCAGGCAACGACAAGTCCCGTGATAACGGCCGAAAGCCCCAGCGTAAGCGTGGCCATCAGGGCCTGCGCCGCACCGGTGGAGATACCAAGGGCGACGGCCAGCCGGGTATTGGCGGCCGTCAGCAGGTTCTTCATCTTCACGACCGTCACCAGGCGGAACGCGGAATCCTTGTTCAGGGTATTGAACACCTGCTGGAGACCCATCGTGATGGCCATCACGCTCTGCACGCGGGTCTGTATTTTCGCCAGGTTCTCGTTCTCCGAGGCGAAGAGCGACAGCGCGCCCGTGGCGGTGGTGAACAGACCGGCAAGGCCGCTCACGCCCGACATGAACCCCTGGAGGTTCGCGTCATCGTTAGAGAGGATCTTCGTCTGGGTGTTCAGGTCGGCAAGCGTGTCGGAAAGGAGCGCGGCCTGCTGTGCCATCTTCCGGTATTCTTCAGTGTCCTGTTTACCTTCCAGGCGCAGGCGGGCCATGCTGTCCTGGAGCTCGCGCAGCTGCAGGGAAAGGCGTTTGCCGCCCTCCCGTGTCTTCTCCTGTTCAGCCTGGAGCCCGGCAAGGGCGCCCTTCTCCTCCTCGAGCGCCTTCTTCGCGGCATTCAGCTCATCCAGGGCGGCCACCTTGGCCTTTCCCGGAGCGGCACCCCGGTAGGCTTTCTCCAGCGACTTGATGTCGCTCTCGATCTGCCCGATGACTTCCTTCTGTTCCCGGATCCTGTCGGTCAGGCTCTTGCCGGAGGCGGCGGCGCGTTCCTCCTCCAGGGAGATACGACTGTACTCCTCCCGGAGGTTCCGGACGCTCTTCTCCGCCTCGCGGTGTTCCCTCTCAAGCCCTTCAAGGGCCGCGCGTTCCTCGTCCAGCACCTTGCGGCAGGCCGCCACGTCGGCGGCAAACTCCGCCTGTGCAGGTCCCGGTTTCATGTTCTGGAGCTGCGTTTCCATACGGTGCAGGTCGGAACTCACCCCCTCGATGACCTTCCTCTGCTCCTCGATACGCGCGTTGATGGCCTCGGCCGCCTTACCGGCCTTCGAGGCAAGGATATCAACCGCCAGGCCGGCCTTGTCAAGGCCGCCGCTCAAGTGGTCCTTCATCAGGAATTCGATTTCTACGGGCTTCATCGTTTACAGTTCTAAATTGCTTTGGTAAAAATTCACTATGTCGCCGGCTTCACGGGCGGCGGATTCCGGATCGATCCCGCCGCCATCGCCTTGCGGAACTTTGGAGTCAGCTGCTGACCGGCGCACGTAACGCGGGGCGTCCGACAGCATCAGGATGAGCGTCTGGTAGTTCACCTTCTCCAGGATGTACTCCACCGTCCAGCCCGTGGCGCTCGCGATATTCCAGATAAAACCGAAGGGGCTATGGGAACCTTCAAACTCGGTCCTTAACTCCCCTTCCTTCTTTGGCTCAGTCTCAACTTCATCGGGTTCGCCCGGTCGATTGAGCTGATAATACGCGTAAAAGCCTCGCTGCCCAGCAGGCTGATGAACGTCTCCAGGGCGCCCATGAAGAAGCGGTACTCCACCGCCTCACGAAGGAACCACGCCACGGGGCGGACCAGAAGACGCCGGCTCACCGGGCCCTGGCAGAGCGTCAGGGCGATCATGCGGGAGACGGTGGAGCCATGACGGGCCATGAACTCCAGACGCTCACGACCGGTGAAGGCGGCCACCTGCTCGGGGGAGACGTCCATCGACAGGTAAAGGCGAACGATACGCAGCAACCCGCCCGTACGCGGGCGGCGCATCGTCACACGCCACCGCACGGGACGCTTCATGAAAGGCAGCCACCACTCCTTCAGGGGAAGGGAGACGCCCAGGTCAAGCAATGCCTCGGACGCCTCCCTCTGCACCTTTCTCACTTCACGATCGTCCATACGCTATGCCGATGCCGTGTCGTTGATCTCGTACGGGGCACTGCCGTCCTCGGGCTTGTTCACTTTCAGCTGGCACTCGATCTTGGAGACCTCCGTAAGCGTCAGCTTCCCGCCAAGGTTCGCAAGGATCGTACCGTTCGGGATGGTCATCGTCTGCCCGCTCACGAACTTGATGGCCCACTCGCCGGAAAGCTGCACCAGCTCGGTCGGGGCCTGCCACCCGGTCGGAGCACCCTCCGGCCCCACCAGCGTGCCGCCCAAAACGGCCTTGATGTTCTTGTAGTCAAGCTGGATAAGGTTGAACGTAGGCGATACCTGACCGTTCTTCTGCAGAAGCGTCAGCACCGGGGCGTCGGGAACCTGCTCCGCCTCCACATCCACACTCTCGGGCTTCGTTCCGCCCCAGTCCCAGCTGCCCTTCTCGATCCAGCCGATGGTTGCCTCACCGAACGTCACGACGGCGATGCCGTAGATAAAATTCTTATTCTTTTCCATTTCGTCTCTTGATTAAAAAGGTTGATACTATGCCGGACGCCACACCGGCGATAAAGGCGATCAGGGCGATCTTAACGGGGTTAAAACGCTGTTTGAACTCCGTTTCAGCGGTTTTCGTGGCACTCACGGTGTCGCCCCGGATACGGGTCAGCTCCTCCTCGTACCAGAGCACCAGACGCTGGAGGCTGTCACAGGTGGAGGTCACCATCAGCGTGTCGCCCCTGGACGTCACGTCCACGCCCGCCTGCCCGTTCTTTCCATGATAGGAGGCACCGGCAGGAAGAGCCAGCAGGTCAGCAGCCGGAATCTTCAGCGTCAGCACCGACGCCGGGAGGCCCGCCATCACCAGCCCCCGACGCACGGACCTTGCGCTGTCCGCGCTTGCCGAGGTACTCTCCTGAATCCGGGTCAGGCTCTGCCTTCGGGAGCTCGCGCAGCCCGTAAAGAACAGGGCAGTCATCATGATGCCGGCAACTGTTAGCCGTGTCAATGGCCTTCCGAAGACGCGCCATCTCGCGCTTGGTGGCCTGCAAATCCTTGCGTGTCGCATTCAGTTCGTCTTTTAAGGGTTCTACAATATTATCGATCAGGATGCGCGTGGCGTGCCCGGCGTTGTCTATATGCACAGTCTCGGCATCGGCCTTCGCCTTCTCCGCTTCCGCACGCGCTTTCCGCAACGTGGGGCCCAGGGTCAAAAGGGCCGTCAGGGCGGCGACAAGACCGCCACCGAATATCCAGTTCAATACAACGCTCGTTTCCATAACGCCTCCCTTATGATTGTCTGATACCTATTGATTGAAGCCACTCCTGTACATCGAAGCTGGGGCAGGCTTTGGCCGCCAGCTCGTTATGCCCCACGATACGCACGTCCGGGAAACGGCGGTGGAAGTCCTTCACGTACTTCTCCATCGCACGCCTCTGGCACGCCGTACGGGTGTCCGCAGGCGTTTTACCGTCCTTTGCACACCCGCCGGCATACACGATATGGCGGCTCACGGAGTTGTAGCCGGCCACGCCGTTCGTGATTTCCCAGGGATCCACGTTGGCGTCCTCGTTGTTGTCCGCCAGGCGCTCCACGCCGCCGTTCAGGTGGAACAGGTCGGTATAGCCCACCTGTTTCCAGCCGCGGCCGCCCTTTGACACCGGGTTCGTGTGCCAGGCGCGGATATCCGCGCCGCTCACCTCACGCCCTTCAGGAGTGGCCGTGCAGTGAATTACAAGATACTTCAGCTTTGCCATCACTCACCGCCTTCCTCCTCGTCAACGGCCGCCTGGGACAACGCTATATCCACCGTCTTTTCAGGATCGGCGTCCAGACCCAGTACAAGCGTGCCGGATACCGCCTTGCCGCTGCTGTTCACATCGGCGGTGACTGTCAGGGTGTCATTACCGCTTCCGACCACCGAGAAGCCGGCAGGGATGGAAACCACGCTGTAATCACCGGAGGCGGTAACCGTTACCTCCTTACTCTCACCGGCGGCCTTAAAAGAAAGACTGACCGGATCGGCAGAAATACTGCGTTCCACCGCCTTGAACACCGGAGTCTCGCGGGTGTCGAGCACCACGAACTCCTCGCCAAAGGCGATTTCCGTATCGGCCTTCATAAGTAACTTGAAGAAGTACAGCTCGCTGGAGTTCATCCACTTGTCGATCTGGATCACCTCCTCGTCGTCCTGGAGGTTCACGCCGGCAAAGAGGTTGCCGTCGGCTGACATCGAGCAGAGCGTGGCCACGATAAGGTCGTCAGGCCAGGAGTTCAGCGTCTCGATGGTGATGCCCTTGTAACGCTTCTTGTTGATATCCGTCTCGCTCGTGTTCTTGTACTCGCGTTCGGTAAGCTCGTCGTCGTACTTGTCGAAGTCGTCGATGCTCATCAGGATACGCAGGTTCGGGTTCTCGCGCAGGGCTTTCGGGATGGCCTTGCGGACAGCCTTCAGCTTGCCGATCATGGAAGTGTCGGAAGGGGCCGGAACCACGATCACGTCCGTGTCCTTGGCCGCCTGGGTCAGGATGCCGTTGAAAAGGTGGTCGTCGTCACTCCCGAACTCGCCGTTGATGTAATGCCAGCCCAGCTCGAACTTCACGCTCTTGCTAAGCTCGTCAAGCAGCGTGTTCTGCGCCTCGGGAGGAAGCTCGGCGAACACGAGGTTGCCCTTCGGCTGCCACTTGCGCCAGATGTGCTCGAAGGCGCGGGGGTTGAAGGTGGTGAACGCCATGAAGTCCTCCGGATCCAGGGACTTCTCCGAGTAATTGAAGTTACCCTTCGAATCCTCCAGGCCCGGGTTCTCCTTGCGTTTCTGGAGCATCTTGCCGGTCTTGATACGCGGCAGGCTGATTTTCTTCTCAACGCCGGGGATCACCATGATCAGGCCTTTCTCAACAAGGTCGTTCCCGGTGCAGGCCAGGACCAGGATCTTTTCCAGGACCTCGCCGTTGTAATTGGTGTTTCTTACTACTATTGCCATGGCAAATGTCTTTATTTACGGTTCAACTTGTCCTTGATCTCCCCCATGCGCTTGTTCCAGGGACTTTCCTTGTCCGGATTCAGATGAAGGTCGGTCATGACCTTGCGCTTGGGGGAGAGTTTCTCCAGCGCCTTTTCCCCATTCTCGCGGTCCTTGGACAGAAGGTTCTCATAGATGGGCCGGGTGGTGGCGTCAATGCGCCCGTCATTCTCCGCGTCATCAAGCAGTTTCTTACGCGCGGCGGCGTCATCAGCATCCGCCTTGTCACGGAAAACTTTCAGCTCACCATTCAGGCGGGTGACCTCGGCGTCAAGGCCCGGAACCTTGCCGGCCTCCGTTTCCAGAAGACCGACCTCGCGGAGGAAATCGTCATCCGTCACGCAGTTCTTGAACCGCGGACGTTTCTTCAGTTCGTCTAAATTCATGTTGTTCTCGTTTTGTGGCTTGTGCAGCCGGTTATTGAATATTTGGAATACCTCGTCGGGGGTACTGTCTTCAGGAACGGGATCGGCATCATAGATACCGTCGATAAGGCCCAGAGCCAACGCCTCGTCGGCACGAAGCCAATGGTCCTTGCCGTCGAAATACAGCGAACGGATCTCATCCTTGTCCCGGCCCATACGTGCGGCATACATCTCGCAAAGCGTGTCCTCCAGGGACTCGATCTCACGGATGCAGCCCAGCATCTCGTCCTTGTTGCCGTAACAGCCGCCCTGCACGCTGTGGAGCATCAGGCGGGCGTAACGGCTCATCTGGACGGGCTTGCCGCAAAGGGCGATCACGGAGGCCATGCTGGCGGCGATGCCGTCCACGTAGATGGTGATGTCCGCCTTGCTGTTACGCAGCGCGTTGAAGATGGCAATGCCCGAATACACCTCGCCGCCGTTGCTGTTGATACGCACGTCCACCTTCCCGGTCTGGGCTTCCGCCTCCAGAAGCTCGCGGGCGATATCACCGCTGCGCACATCGTCATAATCACCGATGTCACCGTAAAGCAGGATGCAGCAGGCGTCCTTACCGGGTATAATGTTGAAAAATCTGCTCATGTCACTATCGTTTTGGCGGGTATTCCCCGCAAAGTTCATGGTGCGAAATTAGGGGGATTAAAGCCGTTTTTCAAACCGCGTATTTATCATGCGGACTTTAAAATGCTGTCATGACGTTTTAAAGTGTCATCATGCGGCACGCGTTTTTTTCCGCCCCTTTTCCTTATCAATTTTGCACCTAAAAAAGGAGGCAATATGACCGAACTAAGCATGCAACAGAAAAGGGAATGGGCGAAGACGCTCTACCTGAAGGAGAACCTCACACAGCAGGAAATAGCCGAACGCGTGGGGGTGTCACGCGTCACGGTGAACAACTGGATAGGCAGGAACGGATGGGAGATGCTCAAGACATCCATCACCATCACACGCGAGGAACAGCTGAAAAGCCTGTACCGCCAGCTGGCAGAACTCAACAACGCCATCATGGCAAAGCCGGAGGGGGAACGTTTCCCGAACGCTGCGGAGGCGGACACCATATCCAAACTGTCCAACGCCATCAAGAAGATGGAGACCGAAGTCGGGCTCTCGGACATCATATCCGTGTTCTCAGACCTGCTCAAATGGCTGCGCGCGTCCGACCCCATGCAGGCGAAGGAGGTGACGCCCCTGCTTGACGCGTTCGTCAAATCAAAAGTTTCATGACCATGGCAAAGAAAAGACTCACACCGCAGGACAGGACCGCACTGGCCGAATGGGAAGGGCTGGTGGCATCCATACACGAGAGCTCGGACATCAACCCATCGGACACGGACGCGGAAATACGCGCACGAAGGGAAAGGCTGGAGAAGGACGACGAGGAGTGGTTCCGCTATTACTTCGCCATGTACTATTCATGCGAGGCGGCGGACTTCCACAAGAAAGCCACCAGACGGCTGATGAGAAACAACCGGTGGTACGAGGCACGTGCATGGGCCCGGGAACTGGCGAAGTCCGCACGGTCCATGATGGAAATCTCAAAACTGGCAATTACCGGAAAGGTGCGCAACGTACTGCTGATCTCCAACTCGCAGGACAACGCCCAAAGGCTACTGCTGCCCTTCATGGCCAACTTCGAGGAGAACCAGCGGATCATACAGGACTACGGGACGCAGAAGAAACCCGGGTATTGGGAAACGGGGGAATTCACCATCATGGCGGGATGCTCTTTCCGCGCCATCGGAGCCGGGCAGTCACCGCGCGGTACGCGTAACAAGAACTTCCGGCCGGACTTCATTCTGGTGGACGATATAGACACCGACGAGGAGTGCCGGAACCCGGAACGGATCAAAACCAAATGGAAATGGCTGGAGGAAGCCCTGATACCGACCATGTCCGCATCGGGAAACTACCGCATACTCTTCAACGGGAACATCATCGCCGCAGACTGCTGCATCAAAAGGGCCATCGAGAAGGCCACGGAACTGAAGGAAAAGGGTATCGGGCACGTGGACATCATCAACATACGTGACAAAAACGGGATTTCCGTGTGGCCGCAGAAAAACTCGGAGGAGGATATAGACCTCTTCCTCTCGCTGGTCAGCGCGGCGGCACGCCAGAAGGAATTCTTCAACAACCCCGTGGCCGAGGGCGAGATATTCAAGGACATCATCTACGGGAAAGTGCCGGCGCTCTCGAAATTCAAGTTCCTGGTCATCTACGGTGACCCCGCACCCGGAGAGAACAAGACAAGGAAGAGCTCCACGAAAGCGGTGTTCCTGCTCGGCAAACTGGCAGGGAAGCTCTACGTCATCAAGGGGTTCCTCGGAAGGGAGACGAACGCCACGTTCATCGAATGGTACATCAGACTGCTGGAATTCGTGAACGGGAAAACGAACGTGTACTGCTACATGGAGAACAACAAGCTGCAGGACCCTTTTTTCCAGCAGGTGTTCCAGCCCATCATCAGGCGCATACGCCGGCAAAGGAAGATATCCCTGTACATCCAGGGGGACGAGGAGAAGAAGACGGACAAGGCAACACGTATCGAGACGAACCTGGAACCCCTCAACAGCGAAGGGAACCTCATCTTCAACGAGGCGGAAAAGGACAACCCGCACATGAAGATGCTCACCGACCAGTTCAGCCTCTTCAACCTCATGCTGACCTATCCGGCGGACGGACCCGACTGCGTGGAGGGAGGAAACCGCATCATAGACCGCAAGGCGCACCAGGCGGAAAAGCCGGCCGTCATCTCCACAAGGAAGATGCGGACGCACAACAAGTACAGACTGTAAACTTTAATACTTTATTAACATGAGCAAATTCATCGAACTTACAGACTACGACGCGAGCATCCACCGGGAGATACTGGATGCCGTGACAAGGGAGGACGAGTCCGTCGTGGAGATATGCGAGGACCGCGCCGTCGCCGAGATGCGCTGTTATCTGTCCAGACGCTACGACTGTGACAAAATATTCACCGCAACCGGTGACAAACGTAACCAACTGGTGCTGATGATGGCCATAGACATCGCCATCTACCATATTTTCTGCATCCACGACCCGAGAAAACTTTCACCCATGCGCAAGGAACGCTACGAGAGGGCCGTCGAATGGCTGAAAGCCGTGGCAGCCGAGGAGATATCCGTGGACGGCCTGCCCCTGCTTCCCGAAGAGACAAGGGCGGCAAAATCAAATTTCCTTATCAAAAGCAACCGCAAACGTATAAACCACTGGTAACATGAGCAGAAAAAAGAAAGGGGCCGGAAAGATAACCAAAAGCGGAAACCTGCCGAGGCCCGGGCAGAAAGGACCCGCAACCATCATACTGACACAGCCCAGGCGCTTCGGCATAGACATAGCGGACTATATGCTGGCCATACGAGCCTTCGAGAACGTGGACTACTCCAGAAGGTTCAGACTGTACGACCTGTATGACGACATTCTCATGGACACGCACCTGACAAGCGTCATCGAAAAACGGAAGAACGCCGTGCTCGCCGCGGCCATCGAGTTCAGGCGTAACGGAAAGCCCGACGAGACGGTAAACAAACAGATACGATCGCCCTGGTTCCGCCGGCTCATAGGGGATATCCTGGAAGCGAAATTCTGGGGATTCACGCTCGTGCAGTTCTACCGGGAAGGGGAATGGGTGAACTACGACCGGATACCGCGAAAGCATGTCGATCCCGTGCGCAGGCTCATACTGCGCCACCAGACGGACACCGCCGGGACCTCCTGGGACGAGTACCCCGACCTGCTCTTCATCGGGGACCCGGAAGACCCCGGGATGCTCGCGAAGGCGGCCGTATGGGTGATTTACAAGCGCAACGACGTGGCGGACTGGGCGCAGTTCGCCGAAGTGTTCGGGGCACCCATCAGGGAATACACATACCCCACCGATGACGATGAGGCAAGGCAGAGGGCGCTGGCGGATGCGGAAAGTACCGGAAGCATGTCGGTATTCGTGCACGCACAGGAAACGATGATGGAACTCAGGGAGGCGGCGAACAAGACCGGAAGCGCGGACCTCTACGACAAGCTCTGCGAACGCTGCAACAGCGAGATATCGAAACTGTTCCTCGGGAACACGCTCACCACCGAGGCATCCGACAAGGGAACACAGGCGCTCGGGACCGTCCACAAGAACGTGGAGGAGAAAGGTATGGAAGCGGACCGGCAGGACATCCTGGACGTGCTCAACTACAACATGACAGACATATTCGCAATGCTCGGGATAGACACCACCGGCGGCGAGTTCTGCTACCCGGAAAAGAAAGCCATCGAACCGGAGAAGAAGATGAACATCCTCACACAGTTGCGCACGAACTTCAGCCTGCCGGTAGGGGACGACTATCTGTACGAGGAATTCGGGATCGAGAAGCCGGCAAACTACAACGAGCTGAAGAAACTCCAGGAGAAGAAAGCGGCGGAAATCGGGGCGGCGAAAGAGAAAACGGCAACCGCCGGAAAACAGGGGAATGAAGAGGAGGAAATACCGGAGACCGGCAAAGGGACACCCAAAGAGAAGAAAAACGCCCTTAAAAACGTGTACAACCGACTGAAACGTTTTTTCGCGGAAGCCCCGGGGGAAGACGGGGCAGCTTTAGAGTGGTGATGAACGACCTCTACCGGCTGGAGGACAGGCAGGTGGAAAGCACGTTCACCTTTGACGACGAGTTCCTGAAGAAGGCCCTGAAGAACATATACAGCAAGGAATTCCATCCCATGACCGACATCGAGGAGAACCTGTTCGAAGCCACGTGGAAAACGATGAACAAGGCCACCGACAAGGGGTTTGGGGCAAGGAAGCCCGATGATCCGGATTATGACTTCTACCGCGAAATACGGACGAACAACGCCGTGTTTGCCGCGTTCAAGGTACACCGGGCACAGAACGACATGGCGGCGCTCCTGCTGGACGAAAACGGCAATTTAAGACCGTTTGAACAGTGGCTGAAACTCGTCATGCCCATAGCTGACCACCAGATGGTAGACTGGCTGCGTACCGAATACGACACGGCAATCATACGGGCGCACCAGGCGGCCGACTGGAGGCAGTTCGAGAGGGAGAAGGATATCCTGCCCAACCTCAAATGGATGCCCTCCACATCCGTGCACCCGGGAGCGGACCACCGCATATTCTGGGGAACCATACGCCCCGTCGATGACCCGTTCTGGAACGAGCACAAGCCCGGGGACAGATGGAACTGCAAATGCACGCTCTCCTCAACCGACGAGGAGCCAACGCCGGTACCGGGAAGCGGACCGGGAAACAAGCCCCAGCCCGGACTGGAGAACAACCCCGGAAGGGACGCCAGACTATTTTCCAACAGCCATCCTTATCAAAAGGAAGCGCACAAGGGAGCGAAGAAAGCGGTGGACGCACTGACAAGGCGCATCAACGGGATGATAGCCGAAATGCCGGACAACCTCACACCGGAGGAGAAGGAGGCCATCGCGCTGAACAACCTCAAAATGGAAAAGGCGCTGGGCATCACCAAAGGAAAGCCCATGACCGTGGACAAAGCTGACAAACAAAACGCAAACCCGAAACACAGGGAAGAATATATCCTCGATCCCAACGGCAGATACATGGACAAGTCAGGCCACCGGTACAGCAAGAACCCGGACTATAAACCTTCAGACAAGCAGTATGCCGAAAACTGCCAGACATGTGCCCCGGCCTATGCCTTGCGGTTAAGAGGATTCGACATCACGGCGAAAGGCATCACCACAGGATCGAAACTTGAATACCTGAGCAACGGACACGCCTTCGAGGTATGGAGGAACATGGACGGGACACCGGCACGACATACCAGCATCAACAGCTGGCTCATAGCAAAAGGGTATCAACAAATGACGCCCAAACGCTACATGGAATTCTTTAACGAGGTATGCAGGGAGGAAGGCGTATATGAGCTCGTCATTGGCTGGAGGGGAGGTTCGGGACACGCCACCATCCTTCAGCGGTTCGCGGACGGGGAATTACGGTACATTGAACCGCAAAGCGACAATTCCAAGGGATCCGGAATGGAGTGGAAAGACGTCAGATACCTCTGCGACAGAGGTGCCGCCAACTCACACAACTGCAGGGGGATAATGAGGATAGACAACAAGCTATTCAACACCGACTTCATCAGCATCTTCGATGCCGGAGGTGTATAAATCAATGAAGTCGAACACGCCCGGACCTGTCACCTCCATGGCCTCGCCGTCCTTGAAGAGATAAAGGAAGGGGAAACCGACAGTGGCATCATCCGGAAAACGGAACAGATAAGCCTCCTGACCCTCGTGATTACCAAGGTAATCGAAGGAATCGCCGTACTGTTCTATAAGCGGCCGGGCCTCGTTCTTTACTTGTTCGGGTACATTCATAATACATGGCAGGCACGTAAAATATGCCTCGCCTGCAAAAGTATAAAATTATTTTTTAATTCAGTCATTCATGGACATAAAAGAATATTCAAAGCTGCTAAAAGCCAAACGCAAGGAGATGGACGACCTGATGAGACGCAGGATGCCGGTCATCGCCGGACGGATGGCGAAGGACCATTTCCAGGACAACTTCCGCCGGGAGGGTTTCGTGAACGGGGGACTGCACCCGTGGCCGAAGGCGAAAAGGCTGTCATCCGGAAGGACGGACGCGGCCGGGAACTACGGGACGCTGCTCTCCGGAAGGAACCATCTCTTCAGCTCCGTCAAGTACGTGCCGGCGGACTACCGGGTAAGAGTGGCCAATGACCTCATATACGCGCCCGTCCACAACTGGGGAGGGGAAGTGCATCCGACCGTCACGCCCCAAATGCGGCGTTTTGCATGGGCGAAGTATTACCAGGCTTCAGGCAAGGCTAAAAAAGCCGCCACGGGCAAAAGAAAGGGCAAAAAGAGGGGTTCTGCCGCAAACGATGAACCGCAGGAGAATCCGGAGGCATTAAGATGGAAAAGACTGGCGCTCACCAAAAAGAAGAAGCTCCGGATCCGGATACCCCAGCGGCAGTTCCTCGGGGAAAGCAGCGAACTGTCCGAAAGGATCACGGAAAAGGCGGAAAAAGAAATCAGGAACATTTTAAACTTATAAAGACATGGAAGAAATATTCATCGCGATCATGGAACGCATCGCCGAAATGATGCCGGAGCTGTCATACATCGACGAGGACTACGGACAGCTCGAAGCCGGGGCGGAGGAGGACCACTATCCGGTAACCTTCCCCTGCGTGCTCATAGGGAACACCGAATCGGACTGGAACGATATCGGGTACGGGGTACAGAAAAGCGTGTCGTCCGTCACCGTAAGGCTGGCCATCGACTGCTACGATGACACGCATTACTCCTCAGGCACTTACGACAAGGTAAGGGAACGCCAGCTCAAGGCGAAGGAGCTGTACAAGGCCCTGCAGGAGTTCCGGTGCACGGAAGAGGCCAGCCCGCTGGTCAGGGTAAAGAGCCGGGACTATTCGCTGCCCGGGAACATCAAGGTGTACGAGACCGTGTATGCCTTCACGCTGCATGACGAGTCGGCCATGCAGGAAGAGGCGGCAGGGTTCATTCTCCCATAAAGAGAGAGAGCTGGACGGCCGTCAGGCGGGGCTTCCTCACTTTCGGGACGGGCTTCACCTCCAGGTCCTTCAGCTCACGGCACTTGCGCCGGATGATCGACATGATCCGCTCCTCGGAAATGAAAAACTCCTGCCGGGACAACACCTTCAGGGCGTCATCAAAGCGCAGGCGCTGCACCTCCGTCCAGTAATAGTAACGGCGGCACAGGGCTTCATCACGGAGTTCTATCAGGTTCTTGTCTCGTCCTTTGGCCATAAGTGCAGGTATATGCTGCAAAATTAGGCATTTAACCGGGGATGTTGATAAAAAAACGCCGCATCGTACAGGGATGCGGCGTTTTTCTGTTTAGAGTGTGAACGGAATTCACATGGTCATCAGTTCGGTGTCGTCCTCGCCCGGCACAAAGGGCTCGATACGGGTGATCACCTTGCTCTGCACCTTCACCCGCCCGCTCCCCTTGCAGAGGGGACATCTGGCGGATGCCGGGGCACCTCCCTGGTCGGTGTAGAAAACACGTCCCTTGCCCTCGCAGTTCTTGCAGGCCATGACGTGCGGCGCGATGTTCTTCGTCTTTTCCATAACTACAACCGGCAGAATGAGGGTTCGATACGGTGCCAGACACCGTTTTCGTCACGTTTATGGAAATAGTAGTTCACCGCGGTCTTGTACACCACGTTGCTCTCACGGAAGAGGTCCATGATCTCCGTGTACTCGCTGTCGAAACGGTCCTCGAGCTCGTACAGCTTACTCACGGACTTGTAGTCCAGGTCGCCCTGGCGGTTGCGCTCGATCATCGTCATGCCGAGCTGGTACATCGGGTCGTCGGTACCCAGCTCGCGCCCCATGGCGTAACGCTTCAGGTAATCCACCAGGCGCTCGGCGGCAAGATCGGCACGCTCGTCGAAGCTCTTCACCTTGTTGCTCCTCACCTCCAGCTTCATGTCACCGTCCACGATGGTAAAACTCGCCTGCTCGTCCTTGCGCAGCTGGCCGTATTCACGCATCACGGCACGGAAGGCGGCGGCCTCTTTCTCCACCCAGTCGCGGAACGCCTTCACGTCATCCACAACCGGGAGCAGCCGGTTCTTCACTTCAAGCATGAACTGCGCACGGAGGCCCTCATAGGCATCGCGGCGGTTACGCTTGCTTTCCTTCTCTTCCTGCTGGAGCTGTTTCAAAAGCTCCCTCCTGTCCTGGGCGGACAGGCTCTTCAATTGTTCTTTCAGGTCCATAACTAAAAAATTAAATGGTTGTCACTGTTGTTTACTCTCACGTTTGCGGCGGATGGCGCGCAGCTTCACCTGCAACGCGTCCAGCGCCTCACAGTCAAGTTCACGGAACTCCTTGCCGGCGATACGGCTGTCCAGGCAGAAGGCGTTCACCCGGCCCCAGTCGGCCGTATCGATGCCCAGCAGCTGCATCTGGTGAAGCACCGAGGAACGCTTCTGGCGGAGAATCTTCCGGAGCTGTTCCTGATAAGTGGGCGGTACCAGCTTCTGCATGGCGGCCACGGCGGCACTGTATTCCTTCAGCGTCATCTCCCGCAGGCTCGTGGTGCGGCCGTCCGTGTACTGGGAGACGATGCTTTCCTTCAGTGCGTCACGGTCCGATGTCGGAAGGCGGTTCAAAAGGCTGTAAAACGCCGAGTAATTCTCGGGCTTGTTCAGCCGTTTACGGGTGTTGATGTCTATCTGCATGGTACTTACTGTTTTAAATTATTTTAAAAGGCTGCCCCTATTCATCACGAACCGGGACAGGTTGCTACTTTTGTAGCCGTCTAACAAAAACTTGTTAATATGTACATATTGTATTTCCCATCCGATATTCTCAAAAATTATAAGAATATCCAACTACAATTAGCTATACTGGAATACCTTGCCATTGACCGTGGCAAAACACAAAACCACTGGCCGGATTTCATCATTGCCTTAACAAGGCATATAGACAAAACGGTGTGTGAAATCGCCGATGACAGAGATATAACCAAGGCTGCCAATTTGCTGATTGCAATCAAACTCATCAAAGTGGAGAACAACAAGGTGGTCATAACCGAAGAAGGGATCAAATGCCTCCAAAGTTATACCCTGCAAGCCGCCACTCTGTCAGCCCGGGTAGGTTTCATATCGCACACAAACTGGATCATTTGCACACTGATATCACTAACAGCAATAGCAATAAGCATATTAAAATGACAAGGTACATGTCAAAATATACCAGAAAATAGAGGCGGGTGTTCATCATGATTTTATGAAACCGGGACGGATATCTGCCTTTCTTTATCCGGTAAATCTCATCGTATAAAGTCCTTTTCATTTCTCTACTTTACTGGTTAATCACTTCAACCGACACCACGCTGTCCTTGCGGGTGTTGATCGCCATAATGTATCTGTTGCCCTTCTGGCCTTTCTCGTAAAGGTAGGCCCAGTTCTCATCCGTTTCCACATAGCCGTGGTGATCGACGGGAAGGCCGAAACCGTTCACGATCTGCACACGGACCTTCAGACCCTCGAATTTCTTGAATATGTTGCTCATAACGCTATTGTAACTACAGGTTTCTCAAGTTCCCTCAAGCGTGCCTCCGGGACATCCTTCAGGATGGCGGCGGCCAGCTGCGAATCCCGCGTCTCGACAATCACCCAGCCCTCCGTCTTCGTGGAGGCACTGATCAGCATCTGACGACGCGGCTCAAAACACGTCCAGTTCAGAAGGACGCTGCTCAACCTCTCTATCGGAAGGCCGAGCTGGTGCAAATTCTCACTCGTGTTCATTTACGCCACATTTATCAGTTTATGCTCAAATCCCCCCCCCGAACGGGATGGTATTGATATCCGTCTTTCTCGTATAGGCCTGCATGAGTGCCACGGAAAGCAGCATATAAACACGGCTGTCGGCCTTGATAGTCCCCGAAATGGCGCCGACAACATACTCACCCTTGCCGGTGATGATCGAGCCGGTCATCTGTTCAAGACCATCCGGATGGTCCTCACTGGCCGCAACGCTCATAAAGGCGCTAAGGTCGTTCTCCTTACAAAAGTTCTCCACGTACCGGCAAAGTTCCTGTACTGCCTCTTTCTGTTTTTCTGTAATCATTTCTGTTAAATTTTAATGGTTAATAACTATATGTTGAAATCGCGAAATCTCTTTTTGAGCACTGCTCGAACATCGTCTCCTCCCAGTCCGGCTCATCATCCTGGGGAAGATCGTCCTCATCAAGTTCCACCTCCCCCCGGTAAATCAGGTACCGCGCCTCCAGGAAGAAGAGGACCACGCGGCGCAGGAACTCACGGGCCGAGGCGATGCCGTGCCTTTCCATGAAGGCGGCGATACGCTCCGGGCCGATGGTGTTCGTGCGGATGTTCACCAGACGCTGCCGGCGGAAATCCTTCAGCGTGCTGCCCTTTATCCCGAGCACGCTGTCAGCGATACGGCCGAGGCTCTCCGGGATATGGTAACCGGAACCGTCGTCATCCGTCCCCACCAGCAGCTCGGCGGCAGCCGTCAGCATACCCTCCACGCTCATGCGCTGGGCGGCGGCCGTCTCCTTCAGGAACACGTACTGGTAGTTGCTCACGTAGGTATGTATGAGGTAGCCTTCAGGACGGCGGAACACCTCTTCGGAGGCAAGCTCCATCGAAAGGTTGTTCAACGTCACACCGGCACCGCAGCAGAAGGCGCACACCAGGCGGACGGCAAGACGCTGGCGGTTGCCCCAGCCCCCGGCGATGATGGCACGCTGCAGGCTGCCGGCAACAGTCGGATCCATCTCGAAGAACAGCACCGACTTCTCCTGGCGGCGGAAGAAGAACGACATGTCCGGAATACGGTCCATGCAGAGGAGGATGCGCCGGGTGGCCGTGGAGACCCTGCCACCGTCCGTCATGCGGATGTAGGACTTCACCAGGTGGTTCATCACCACCGTCATGTCGGAAAAATGATAGTCGGCAACCTTCCCGCGGAACAGTTCATGAAGCAGAACGGGCAGCTTCACAACGTAGTTGTAATACTCCTTTCTCATGGCTCACTTGCTTGAAGGTTTCCAGTCCACTGTTATAATCGCATCCAGCTCACCGCTGCCGCCACACACCGGGCAGGACACATGCACGTCCTCGCGGCTGCCCTCTTCCGTTCCCCAGAACCAGCCATTACCCTTGCAGTAACCACACTTGTGACCGGTACTGACGAAATTCTCACGGTTAGGCCCCTTACACATATAGGCGGGAGGACAAATCTCCAGCTGTTTCTTTATCCTGCTCATGCCTGGCCTCCTTTCTGTTTCGGTCCCGCCACATTCCAATAGTCATAGGCACCCTTCTCCCAGATTGTGTATTCACCAGTGGCCCCCTGATAACGTCCCTTACTGAAGGCGACGTAGCCCTCTACCCATATCTTCAGGTCGGCATCATACATCACGCTCGTGGCCGCATCACCTTTAGGATTCTTGCCGCGGGCATGGCTGATGAAAACAAACAGCTTGTCCGGAAACTCCTCCTTCAGCTGGATATAGTCACGATACGTCATCTGTGTGTATTGGAAGCTGTCAATGATCACGATGTTGAAACTCTTATGACGCCGGAGCCTGATCTTCAAGGTGGGGATGTCCTCCTTGATGAACGCCAAATGGCGGCTTACCTCGGCCATACCAAAGCGCCGCAGGTTATTCTGGACTGTCAGAGAAGTTCCTTCCTCCAGGGAGTTGAACGCCACACGGTCATACTTGCAAAGTTCCTTGCAGAGCTGCATCACGAAAGAGGTCTTACCGTTACCGCTGTTGCCCCACACGAACCAGCAGCCCCGGACTTCCGGAGTGTCGAAGGCATCCTTCCATTTCCCTTCGAAAGGGAATACGTCATACTTCTTGTTCAGGATGTCCCTGACATTCAAGGCACGTCTCATGCCCGCTTTTTTATTATCCTTTTTCTCTTCTTCCATGGTCAGAACAGTGTTAGTTGTCGGATATTGTCAATTCGGTCAAGTACGGCCTGCCGTGCGGCACCCCGCAGTTTCTCGTGGCAGAGCATCCTGCCGAGTGCCCACAAAAGGGCATTCTCACGGGTGGCAAACTGTCCCCATTTACGTCCCGGGTTGAAACCACCGCCGGAACCGCCCACCTCCATGTGAACGCCGGCAACCCACCAGCCGTCCTGCTGTCCCACAAGGGCGTCCAGGTAGTCGCGACCATTCCGGTAAACGGTCACCGTCTCGTATTCCCTCAAGACTGGGTAATCGCTCCAGGGAGCGGGAAGCTGCTCGCGACCGTCGATCTTTAAGTATTCAAATTTGTTTTCCATATCCTTAAAATTACGTTTGAACGGTATTTGAACGGGGGTCATTCCCCCGTCATGCGTTTCACCTTGTGAATGGACTTCCTCACACGCCGCAAATCAAAGTCACATGTCGAAGCCTCCTTTATCACCTTATCGATGTCTTTCCTGTCAGTCACACCGTTGGCGGAACAGATCGCAAACACGTCGTTCACGTCCGTAGGCTCCAACTCATAAAATTTCCGTCCGATACGGCTGTAGAACTCCTTGTAGCCGGGCTTCTGGTACCGCAAGCCGTTGCTGATGCGCTTGGCAATATAATCGGTACTCAAGAACACGACACCGCATTTCTCCTCCAGCTTGTTGTACAGGCTGATGAAATAGTGGAACACCGGTTCGGTCAGCTTGTCCGCCTCGTCGAACACCAGCAGGGGCGCGTCCATCTGGATGATGTCATCCAATATAAGCCCCCACACCTCACGGATATTATACCCTTCGGTCCGGATTCCGACCGTACGGGCGATCTCGCGGACAAAGTCACCTTTCTTCATGTCCTCAGAGCAGAGGATATAGAAAACCTCCTTATGCTCCTGGAGGTAAACACGGGCGGTGGTACTCTTGCCACAACCGGCCTCGCCGGTCACCCAGGTAACATTGCGCCAGCGCTGCGCATCGGAGAGTACAGCCGTGATCTCCTGGTAAGCACCGGTCTCCACGATCTGCCAGCCGGTAGCGCTTACACCACCGACCTGCGAGGCGACATTACGGAACATCTCGTCGCTGATATTCTCATAACGGCCATTCAGGATATTGCTAACAGTACCTACACTAACCCCCTTCAGGCTGCCAGCAGCCTTCGTCTGGCTCGGGTATTTCGCCACGTAAGCCCGGAGGCTTTCACTGATGGCGTCCTTTTCTTTCATTGTAATTTCCATAATCAATATTTTTTATCTTGTTATAAATCTGTTCCTTATAATTTCCCGACCACCTTGCGGATGCTCACTTCCTTCTTCTCAAAGCTGTCCCATGTCACGTTGCTGATGACTTTCATGTCTCGGCCGATGGAAGGACGGGCCGGCTGGCTGTATTTTCTTGTGCGACGGTCAATCTGGCGTTGCGCCTCCTTTCCGAGACCTTTCAGGTCAGGGGTACGCAGACCGTTCTGTTCCGGTGCGACACCATGTTCGTACTCGATGTCCTTGGCAACGACCTGGCGGTTTATACGCTCGTTGATGACGGCCTCCTGCTGGGCGCGGATGAAACGTTTCTCGGCTTCCGTCTGCTCCTGCTGGGCACGGTGGATCATCAGCGGGAACGAAGCCACACACTCAAAGCGCATCGCTCCGCCCTTATCCTTGTACAGCAGACGTACGCTGCTCATGTCATAAGGATCGTACTGGACATAGAACTTCTTGTAGGTGTTACGTCGGCGCCATTCCAGATCAGGCTCACCGGGGGCGGAGAAAACCTCGTAAGGGTATTTCTTTCCCTGTACCGTGATCTCGATACCGTTGGCGGTGAACAGCGACGGTTTCTCGGTCGTGTACCAGAACATCTCCACCATATCCGACACACTTACCGCATCGGTAGCCTCGTTCACGCTGGTATTGTACATCTCAATCCGGGAGATGCCGGTGGCAGGGTGTTTCATTGAATTCCACTGCTCACGGGCGGCGGCATACTGTTCCTTCAGTTCCTCCAATGTGGGGAGGGAGTCGATGTTCGCGTTGATGAATTCCAAATTCGGACGGCTTGTATCTCTCTTTGCCGTAATATTCTGCCCGGTGAAACCGAAACGTTTCTTCAATACCTGGCTCTGGAAGCGGTAGAAAATGTTCTCAATCGTCTTAGATTCGCCATTATACGGAGCTGTCGGGCGGTGGATACGGCTGATCTTCGAGAAAAGGCCCAGCGCCGCGTTCTTCTTATGACCGCCCTGGTTGTCGCACACGATCTCGTAGGGTTTGTGCCGGCTCGTCTGGATAGCCATGCGGAAAGCATGGTACTGGGCGATATAGTCCTCGTTGTCGCTGATGTAATAACCGAGCAGGACTTCACTATAGGCATCCACCACCTCGTACACGCTTGTAGTGCACTTGTTTCCGTTCTCGTCACGATAGTAGAGGTTCAGCTTCGTGCCGTCGCCATACCAGAGGCTGTCACGACGGCCCGGAAGGATGGTCCGGTGCTTGCGGTCATAACGCTGGTGTGCCTTCATTTCCCCATAAACGGCATCGTACCACAGAGGTTCGACACGCGGGCTGTTGAACCATTCGCGGAGGCTGCGGGGACTCTTCAGGGGCTTCCAGCCACGTTCCGGAGCGACACGGTTGTACTCCTCGAAGATCTCCATGTCAGTATAAACCGGAACGCGGCTGCGTTTCAATGCTACAAGGTAACGCCCGCCGTCCTCCTCGATCTTCAGCGTGTTGCTGTTGCCGTATTTACCGCTCACAAGCACACCGTAGTTGTCGGGACGGAACTTGTTTATCAGGGCTTTCAAACGCCCCACACTGCCCGGAAGACTGTGCCCGTACACCGGACGCCATTCCTCACTCGTGACAAGCAGAAGTTCCCAAAGGTTACGGCGGAAACCGGTCAGCTTGTTATTGGATGAACTCAAGCGTTTGAACTCTTCCATCAACGCGTTCAGCACCGAAGCGTTCCAGGTGTATTCCTTCTTCACATCCTCGGGAAGAGCGACCATCTCACCGTTCTTGTCGTAACGGTAATCCTCGAAAAAGTTCTCGGCCTTCTCGTCTTTCTTCACTATGTTACGGATCATTTCCTGTCTCATTTGTTTCTCGGGTTCGCCATGACGCTCAACCCAACGTTTCTTGTATTTCTCGGGAAGGGAGGAATAGGCATACAGAGCCGGATTATTTTCACCACCGCCACGGGAAACGACATCCAGTTTTTCTCGGGACAGCTGGCTATTCAAAGTGCCTTTGGGCATTATATCCAGCAACTCTTTGTAAGTTACACACAATATATTATCAAAGTATTCCATCTCCCAGCTTGATTATCAATCCTCTAAATCATTCAAAGGGACATGCTTCTTCAGCAGCCGCACGGAGATCCCGAAATTCAACACTACGAGAAGTTCCAGCAGCGGATTAATAAAAAAAATAGAGAGCAGGATCCCGAAACTCATACAGAAGTAAAGCACGCAAAAGCGCTGTTTTCGTTTCAGACGAGCAAACCAGTGCAGCTGGTCGCTGAACAATGTCATCAAATCATTTTTCATGGCTACTTGTATTTTGAGGATTACCACCTACTTTGGATCCACCGCGCTCAATGGCGAGCTTACGAATGGAACGGGCCAGTTTGCTGTTCTTACGGAAGGCAAGCGCATGACTCACCATCACGTTTGTACAGCCCATCAGTTCGGCAATTTTATTCACCTCACCGTATTCTACAACTATTCGTTCTTTCATACTATCTAATATTTAAATTATCGTAGTGGGCAGTCGCGGATTCGAACCGCGGACCATAACCTCTCCATTATAGGAGTTTAGTTTGTTCTACCAGCTGAACTAACTGCCCGAGAAAATTATTAAAGCTCCTTTATCGCATCCTCCGGAACACATATTACAGTCCAAACCTGACCATTTTTCATATAATCGATATTATATTCCCGCACGAACGTACAAATGTTATAATCCCAGTCACGAACTATACCATCAATGATCTCACCATTTCTCTTGGTGATTCTCACACTTTGTCCCTTTTTAAATTTTACTTCCATTTTGCTTCTTTTTAAATTCTCATTGTTACCTCAAGCCTTTTTTGTAGCTTTGGGGCGTGTTTAAACTTTAATCACGTGGCAAATATAGTCTAAGTTTCTTAGACAACAAAGTGTTAATCCAAATAATTTAGATTTATGAGCGTTTTTTCTAAGAATCTTAGATATCTAAGGGAGAGTAGGGGACTTAAATTAGATGAATTTGAGTTTCTGGGCATCAAAAAAGGTACAATGTCAAACTATGAACTGGGTAATACAGAACCTAAATTGAGTTTGTTATGTGAAATATCTAAGTTTTTTAGAATATCAATCGACGACTTTCTTTTAAAAGATATAGAAGCCGAAAAAATTACACCAGTAGTAACGGAAACAGCTCCTCCAGAAACAGCTAACAATAATTTTAGGGAGCTTCTGGATGTTTTAAGGGAAAAAGACTCCACCATTCGAGAAATGGCAGAGGAAATAGGGATGCTCAAACAGACAATTACACAACTTAAACAGGACAAGTCGGGGCGTGTTTCGGATGCAAGCGATTCTACGGTTGCCAATGCCATCTAA